TCGAGCATTAATATCTGCTACGAGATGGATTGATAGTCTTAATTTTTATGGTGATCGTTGTGATGATGGGCAAGCATTAAAATGGCCTAGAAATAACTACGAAGTTGATAATGTTGAACTTGCTTGTACTGCAACTCCAAAAGATATTAAATATGCACAATATGAATTAGCTAGAGCCTTGGCGAACGAAACAGATGCAATAACTGGTAACAAAGGTACTGACGGAACTTACGAAGAAGTCAAAATAGGGGATATGGAGGTTAAGTACAACACTGATAGTCAAGGTGTTGGAACGATTAACAATGTTTTTGACGTTTATCCTTGGTTGCAGTCCTATCTTGGTTCTTATTGTCTTGGTGGAAGTGGCAGCTATCAAGTTCGGGTAGTTAGAGGTTAATTATGGCAGGAGCATTAGACACCGCATTTAAAGCAATTGCCAAACAGGTTGTATCTGATCTTGGAGCAGCTTTAGATACTACGATTACTTATTCTGCTATTTCAAAAGGCAGCTACAATGTGGCAGCAGGGAAACAATTAGTTACAAGAACTAATTATTCTGATATAAAAGTACCTGTTGAATTTATACAGACAGATCAAGTTGATAATAGAGAGTTAAGATCAGCAAAGTTATATATCACACCAGATTTAATAGGAGATCATCAACCTACATTTCAAGATGAAATAACATTGAATTATGCAGGAGAAAATAGAGTTAGTCAGATTACAGATATTGACACTAAGAAAGGTGGGCAAGTTTATTTACATACGATTCGTGTGAGGTTCTGATGGCTAAAAAATTTAAAACTAAAAACATCTCTGCTGAAATTATTACAGAAGATTTAGAGGGAAAATTAAATAGAGATTATAATTCTTTAATTAAAAAAATCATAAAAAGATTATCTACAAAGAAGAGAAGTCCAGTTTACACGGGTTTCTTTGCTTCTAGTTGGAAAGCTCAAAATGTTCCAGTTAAACCTACGGATCATCTGGAAAAATACTCACCCTGGTCAGTTATAAAACAACAAATAAATGCAGGTAGAACAACTAGAGAAAGAAGATCATTATCTAAATCATTATCAAAAGTTCAACCAAGATTTGTAATTAGAAATAATTTTACAATTAATAAAACTGTTTTTATTGGGAACAAAGCTTATCACTCTTTGTTTGCTTTAGAATCAGGGAAAGTTCAATTATTTGTGCAAGGCGAAATAGGCGACTTGATAAAAAACACAATGAAAGATCAGGGTACGACTTTCATTTCATCGGTGGCTGGAGTAGGAGAATTTGGACAAACTGCTGGTCACACCTATATTCGTTATACGGAGGCTTAATTATGACGCTTGTAAATGTTAGAGCAGCACTCGAAAAAGCTGTAACTGATGAAGTTTTAACTGCTAATCCAAAAGTAAAGATGATTTATGACAACAGTTCTTATACGACCCCAGGTAAAAATGTTAAATATATCACAATGACAATTAATTTTGCTCAGGCAACAATACAAAATCAAGGTGCCTCCTCTGATTATTATTTAGGTGTTGCTCAATGTAATGTTTACGTCCCAAAAAGCAATGGTACTGCTGACTTATCTGCTATTAGTGAATCAGTGATTAATGGTTTTACTTCTGTCAATGACTCAGCTTATGTTGATACTTTTAGATGTAGTCCTAAGACAAGAGACATTGTAGGTCCGTCCGTATTGGAAATTGAAGACAGATCTCATTTTGTAGGAGTCATCTCTTGTCAATTTACAGCAAACGTATAGTATTATGGTAATAGTATAAATTTTCCACATGGAAGCGATTGAACTTCTAAAAAACAAATTTGGTGTAAGTCAAAAATATAAGCATGATGTAATCGTTGATGGTGAAGTGCTTTTAAGTATTTATTGGCATCCATTAACGATTGCTGAAAGAGAATCAATAATGGCAAAATCTGGAGATGACCAGATTGGAAATGAATTTGCTTTGAACCTTATGATTGAAAAAGCAATAGATGAAAACGGTAAGAAATTATTTCAAGATGGACATCGTGTCACATTGAGAAGAGAAATCAACGCAGGTGTTTTACAAGAAATTCAACTTGCAATGATGGCTTCAGGTCAAGAAAACAAGGTGGAGGAAGCGAAGACAGACTTGAAAAGCAAATAGTGACTGGTATTTTATGTTTGCGTTAGCAAAAGAGTTAGGAATGACTGTTTCTGAGCTAACCAAGAAATTAACAATAGAAGAATTAGTAGGATGGGCTGCTTTTTTTGAGATAAAGAACGAAGAAGAAGAAAAGATGAGATCTAACGCAAAATCGACTAGAGTTCAAAGATAGAGGTATTATGGAAAGATATTGTAATGGGTCGATTCGATGAGTAATTATGGAATAAATATTGGGGTAAATGTAAGTGGTGAAGGAACTATTGATAAGTTGTTTGGTAAATTCAAACAGTTAGAAAAGCAAGTTGATCAGACAAAAGAAAAACTAGAGCTTTTAGAAGCACGAAAAAAAGAATTAAAACAACAATCCAATGCTTTAACTGCTGCTTGGGGATTACTAAGTACAGCAGCTAAAAACCTAGTTATTGTTTCTGGTGCTTTTGTTGAAAGCCAGAAAAAGATAACGGAAGAACAAAAGAAGACTAGAAAAGCGGCAAGAGATACAAAAAACGCACTACAGGCACAAAATGATGCTGCGATCAAGGCAAAACAAACCAATATTGATAATGCGAAAAGTTTTGCAGTTCAAAGAACTGCTATTACCGAAACTACATCAGCGTTACGGGGACATATTACTGCTTGGAATCAACTAGCTAAGACTTATAAAGGAAAAGGAGCAAAAGGGACAATTAATACCTTATTTCAATCAATTACTAAAGCAGATTTCACTGCGAATCTTAGAGATCTAAAACAATATGTAGCAGGAGCGAATGAGGTTGCTAAGAGCTTTGAGTTAATGGCAATGCCTCCACGACCTGATGGCAAAGATCAATATACCTATGCTTACGGATCAAGTATGCAAAGCCTCTTAGGGCTTGATCCTGGGAAAACTGAATCAGGAATAAAAAGTTATATCAATGTGCTTGAAAACCTAAGAGGACAGTTAGATAGAACAGGCCAGCAATATCGAGACGTAACGAAAAGAATCCGTGATATGAATAAAGAATTAAATATTAAACCTGGAATAGCAACGTCAACAGGCTATAGGGCAGACCAGTACGGGCCTAGAAAAGCTTTACCTGGAGAAAGACCGTTCACAAGGATGACTGCTGGTAACAAGCAATTTCAAAAGGGAGGAATGTTCTATGAACCTGGAGGTTATCAAAAAAGAATTTCAGGAGGATTAAATAGTGCGTTAATTGGTGGAGCGTTCCCTGCTTTATTTGGTCAAGGGCCAGGAGCTTCTATTGGTGGTGGTTTAGGTGGTGGAATAGGAGGGATGCTAGGAGGAGGATTAGGATTTGGATTGTCTTTAGTTGGAACGCAAGTAGGAGCGCAGGTTGATAAATTAGTTGGTTCTTTGAAGAAGACAGGAGATGCTTTAGGAGATTTCACTCAAGATTTCTCCCAACTAAAAGAATCTTTAGGTTTAGTTGGTTCGGCGACAGGCAAATTAATAGATTTGATGGCTGAAGCTCAAGGCAAAACGGCTGCCTTTGCTTTTGCCCAGAAGCAATTAGAAGGGGTTGTAGGAGAAAGTGGAGTTGCAGCGATGAAAGAGTTCTCTGATGACACAAGGAAAGCAGCAGAAGCGTTTGCAAAAGTAGGATTAAGGATGCAATCCTTTGTAGCTAAACTTGTTAATGCGACTGGAGTATTGAAAGCGATAGGCGAAAGTCCAAAAGATATACAAAAAGCATTAAAAGAGATAGGAGAAGATGCGTTGGCTAAAGAGAGGAAATTATTGGAGACAAGAGTGGGGATTCTGAATTTTAGACTTTTAAATGCTCCTGGGGCTCCAATGCCAACGTATCAAGGGAATCTTCCAGGGGAGGAGTTAGTTCAAGGACAACCTTGGGATGGCAAAGCTATGAGGGCTAGGTTGAAAGAAATAAAGAAAGAAAGCAAACAAATACTTAACCAAGCAGCAATAACAAAACAACGTGCTTTTGTTCAGGATATTTTGACTAAGAAATTAAAACAACAAAACGATATTCAAAATGCAATAGGTTATCAAGCAAGAGAAGAATTAAGGATTCGTCAGGAAACAGCTAAATATGTAAAAGACTACACAGATAAGTTAGGCGAACCTCCTACCCCAGAAGAGATCCAACAATATAGAGAGTTAATAGCTGCTCAAGGTGAGCTAATACTTGGAGCAAGGTTATGGAGAGATGCTCTTACGGAAGTAGATAAAAAATTGATTACATTAAATGATAGTGCTTATCAGGTAACGCAAGCAGCAGAAGCAATTGGAAGTGCTTTTAGTGAATCATTTAAAGGAGTTGTTAAAGGAACAATGAGTGTTCAGGAAGCGTTTGCAAATATGTTCCAACGTATTGCAGATCACTTCCTAGACATGGCAGCACAAATCGCTGCTGCTCAAATGCAAAAAGGATTATTAGGTCTATTTACTAAGATGTTCCCTGGAACAAATCCTGTGGATGTTAGTAGTTCTCCTGCTTCAGGCATGATGGATCTTAGCGGAGCTAAATGGCCTACTGGAAGTTCTTCCTTAAACATGAAGGACATTTTTAAGGCATCAGGTGGCCCAGTAAAAGGAGGATCACCTTATGTTGTTGGAGAAAAAGGTCCAGAATTATTTGTTCCAGGGTCTAGCGGTAATATCGTTCCAAATCATGCAATGGGAGGAACAAATATTGTTGTTAACGTAGATGCTTCTGGTTCGTCTGTTGAAGGTGATACAGGGCAATCGGAACAACTTGGAAGTATGCTGGCAGCAGCAGTTCAAGCTGAAATTGCTAATCAAAAAAGACCTGGAGGACTTTTAGCAAATAGATAATGGCAACATTCCCTTCGATTACTCCTTCTTATGGAGCCGCACAAAGAAATGCCCCGAACACCCGTGTTAGTAGCATGGGAGATGGATATGAAGTTAGATTAAATGTAGGCTTAAATCAAAATCCAAAACAATGGAATTTGAAATGGCAAAACATTAGTGAAACCGATGCAGATACAATTTCTAATTTTTTAGATAACAGGGCTTTAGATGGAGCAAGCTTTACTTGGACACCTCCTGACACCACAACTTCTTATAAATGGGTATGTAATGGTTGGACAAAATCAATACCTTACCTAAATCGAGCTACTATAAGTGCAACATTTAGACAGGTCTTTGAAGCATGAGTACCATTGTCACTAGAGCTGGCAAAGGCTCACCATTAACTCATACAGAAGTTGATGCTAATTTCACAAATTTAAACACTGATAAAGCTGGTTATATTACTGGTGACGGTGGAACAGTAACGCAAG